TTAAGATACAGTGTTTCCGACTGCATCTACCCAGTTTGTACCGTTCCACCAGATAGGCACTCCGTTATTACTGCCACCCGTTGCAGTCTTATCAGTACAGAAATACATTTGACCAACATTCGGACTTGTCGGCTTGTTTGCAAACGTGCCTTCTGTTGCACCTGCATCAGTGTACGTTTCAAGTGCAGCGTCAACAATCTCGTTTACAGTAGCAGCGAGATAAACAGTGTTATCCTGCTTTATGCCCATAAGAATATGACTTGAACTGTCTAACATTACCCATTTATATTCTGGGTTAGAAATCTCTGACAGTGCACCGCACTTTTCTGCAATCGAAATAGCGACACTGAGTTTTTCCAAATCTGTTTCAAGTGTACTAACGTCAGCACGTAAAGAACTGTCATAAATTACAATCTTATTGTTTGTGACAGACACATCGTTTCGCAGTGCAGAGATAGAAGCATCTACAGACTGCAAATGAGTACCGAGGGAAGCGATAGAAGCAGTATTTGTTGTAATGCTACTGTCAGAAGTATGCAAAGCGGCAGTGAGTGCCAAAATACTTGAATCGTGCTGACTCAGTGCTCTGGCTACCACCACACCGTATTCGTCGAAAGCGTCGTAATACTGTGAGAGCGAGGCGTCTAAATGACTGTCAAACTGATTTAGTGACGTATCAATTCGGCTGTTTATCTGATTCAAAGAACTGTTGAGCCTATTGTTATAGGCTGTCAGTGTATCATGGACGTAAACAGACGTATCAATCGCCAGACTTTCGATAGCGTTAATACGTGCTCTGTCTTCACTCAAAATCGTTGTTACAGTCGTATCGATGTAGTTTGTCAGACTAACGATAGAAGCATCAAGGCGGTTGCGCTCTGTACGTAAGTAGCCGACAGAATCGTCAAGCGATGCGAAATGATTTCTGACAGATGTGTCAAACTCATTAAGATGTGTAGTCAGCGTGGTTGCAAGCGTACTAACGTCAGAGCGTAAAGACGTGTCATAAATAACAATCTTATTGTCAACTGTTGACACATCGTTTCGCAGTGCTGAGATACTTGAATTTGCTGCAAGCAATCCGTCTGAGAGTGCCAAGATACTTGCATCATGCTTGTTTAGTTCTATTGTATGCGAAGCAGTCAGCGTCTTTAATGCTGACACGTCAGCGACAGTGCTGTCATGGTCGTTTAGATGTGCTGCAAATCTGGTGCTAACGTCTGATATAGATGCAGTGTTTAACTGAGTGCTCAGTGATACGTCTGCAATGTTAGCGGCATTGTCAGCGACGTTGCTTGATAACGTTGTAAAATTAGAAGCAAGTCGAGTGCTAACGTCTGAGATTGCATCAGCGTTTGTCTTTACTCTGACACTCACATCATTCACTTTTTGGGTTACAGATGTATAGTCAATGATATGCTCTGAAAGTCTGGTGCTAACGTCTGCAATGTCACTTGCATTTCTACTGATAGCATCAGCGTTTGTCTTTACTCTGTTAGATACGTCTGTGATAGAAGCATCTACAGACTGCAAATCAGCACCTAGGGCCGCTATTGATGCAGCGTTTGTTGCAATGCTACTGTTTGAAGTCTCTAAAGCGGCAGCGAGTCCCTAAATACTTGCATCGTGGCCGTTTAACTGTGACGTATGATTAGCAGTCAGCGTCTTTAATGCGGAAACGTCCAAAACAGTGCTGTCATAGTCGCTGATGTACTCTGAAAGTCTGGTGCTGACATTGGCAATCGTTGACGTGTTAGTCTGAGTGTTCAGCGAAACGTCTGCAATACGTGCTGCATTGTCAGCAACGTTGCTGATAGTATGATAAAGACGTGTACTGATGTCACTGATGTCTGATGTGTTCTTATTGATGCGTACAGAAGCATCAGACAGACGATTTGAAACGTCTGAAATCTGTAGTGAAAGACGATTGCTAACGTCAGTGACAGAAGCGTCGAGACGTGTGCTGATGTCATCAGTCTTAGTGCTCAGAGCCTCGAAACGGGCGTTAAGTCCTGCGATGCTGTCAACTGTCAGCGACTTGATGGAAGCGTCCAAAGCAGCGACAGAAGTGTCAAGCGTAGTAAAGTGTTCTGATGCAGATGTACTAAAATCGTAAAAGTTAGTTGACAAGTCATCAAGGCTGTCACGTATAGCACTAATCTGTTGGCCAGTGATTTCAGTGATAGAAGCGTCAAGGACTGACAGCGTATCGACTACCCTTTGCAGAGTAGAAGTCTGTGGCGTTTCGTGGACGATTATTTTTATTAAATTATCGTCTTCACAGTGACAGATATTTTTGTTTTTCGTGTTCATGTTTATTTAGTCAGATATAGTTTTCAAAAAATAGTTGGTTGCGACAATATTTGACTCTGTGTTTTCTCCGTCTGGAAACTTAGCGTCTGTCAGTTCTGTTGTTATAATCAGTCTGATGATACCGTCCTGCAAGTAAGAGCGTACAGCACCATTGTTTAATAGCAGTCTGTCAGCTGGCACTCTGATTAAATTGTCATCAGCGTCAATAAACTCTGATTCTACGATATAACACGTTGCTGCATCAGTCGTAAAGACAGCAACCTCAAACGAGTCGAAGTCAGACAAAAGAAACTCTGTACCGTCAGCACGTTCAATCTGCAAACGATAGACTAAATCGTCAACACCACGTATAACTGTTTTCATTATTGTTTGATAGAAATACTTTAGTATATTTATTTAAGTAACCAAAAGTCAGATTTCAAGTCTTAAAGATGCAGATAAATACAGTAAAAGATAACAGTTATACAACATGAGGCACCATATAAGATGTTTTGAGTCTGAGGCTGCATATACAGCGTATAAGAATGGAGACGATAAATGGCTCCCAAGAGTCGCTTTTATACCAAGTACACCAACAGAGATTAAAGACATAACGATTGACACTCCAGGTCGTTTGGTGTTCAACGAACTCGGAAAGCATTTCATTGAAATATGCAATGGTGGTATAATGTATTTCAAAGACATTCAAGACCCAACTCTGGCAAACGATTCGACACAGAATTATGGTTGGTATCGAGCAACTTTCACAGATGGAGTGTTAAACATAACGACACCACAAGGAGGTGCAGTCTTTGACCCAAGTACGGGTGTTTTAGATTTCGATAATTATCCAGACAATGACTACTGATAAATAAGACATAAGATAGAATCATAAATCATTTAACGTTTATTTTTTGCACTGCCTTCATTGGTAGTGCTTTTTTGTTTCAGTATGTGACTGAGAAATAAAGCAATCTGGGACGTTTTCTCTATTACAGTAGATAAGTTATGCAGATGAAGTGTTTGACAGCGGTAGGGTGCTCCCTATGAAGTGGTAGCGTACCAGAAGCATATACGATGATATATGAAGTAATCGTCGGCGGTACACGAGGCGCAAAGCCGAGTAGCCGACGCAGAACGACCAACCAAAGAGCGTAAGCGAATAGACTGGCGTGACGTGTGCTGATGACACTGTCATCTATACACGTATAGAAATATTATCGCTTACGCTATATGTCTTTATAGTATTGTTGCGAAGCACTTATCTTATATGTCTTTAGATACTTGATATTATTCTATATTGTATAGATTAACGTTTGGCACATTTTTGGCACATTTCGTGGCACATTTTTGGCACATTTTTGACACATTGCGAAATGTGCCATTTTTCAGCATATTTTCAGAGTTAATATATAGATTAACGTTTGGCACATTTTTGGCACATTTGAAAATGTACATTTATGGTGGATTATGCGACCAGATCTGGAATCATCGATATAATAAGTAGGAATAAATAACTATAGTTTCATTTGTGAAAATAAAATATCGTTTTAATAACGCTCCGTCGTGATGACGTGGCGTTTTTTTATGGCTAAAAAACTTTTTTTCGCTTTCCGCGTATAAATATATGGAAGACCTCGATAAATAGAGCAAACGATATTTTTATAAACACAATGAAAGTTTCAAATTTTACACGAACAGCACCGACGGCGATAGTCGAAACGGTACAGAAAAAAGCAATTGACAAGGTATTACAGTTTACCAACTCAATTAAGAACAGTTACAACCCGCCAGATGTAGTACGTATGTACAAAGAATCTTTTGACGAACTTGATACGACGTGGAAAGGATGCGTTAAACATCATATTCGATATGGCAGACATTTACAATCAATCTACTGTGACACTTGCAACCACTACTGCATGGCAGATTATATCAAAGAGCGTTACGATTTCAAAGTCAATCACGGCGAACAGTTCAAACGTCTGAATTATACGTTTGACAAGTTCTTAGATTTGGCAATGATGGAAACAGCGTTTTTGATTGCTAAATATAACGAAGTCTATACATTTGAAATTGACGTTGCAGTAGTTTAGTTGCTATTACGTTATTTCAACGTCTATTCTGTCAACGGGTGGGATGGTGGCTACTGTTATACGCTGGTAGCAGATGACATTTATAAAGTCATCAATACAATAGCAGAAACAGATATGCAGTGTTTGAAACGTTACGCTGATAAGATAGGCGAGTTTGTGCCAACTGTACAGCCAAAAGAGATAGAATATAAGAAGCCCAAGCCAACGACGAAAGAAGACATTGAGCGTTGCATTTCTGATGATATGACATAGACAGAAATCATTGAAAGCATCATGGAAAATTGGGACGTGTCACGTCGTACAGCGTACAGACTTATGAATCGTTACGGAATGACGCGGCAGTATAAGAAGACAGACGAAGCATCAGAAGACGTTGCAGAAGTACAGCAGCAAGCGTCAGACATTGCAGAATATAGTTGGAAATATACGGCTGAAAAATATCAAAAAGAAGTGGTCGAGAAAGACAAAGAGATTGCAGAATTAAAAGCAGAAATTGAACGTCTGAAAAATTTGATAAATAGATAAGGAAATAAAGTTTTTAACTTTCATTGAATAATACGTTTGGCGGTAGATTCTACCGCTTTTTTTTTGTTTTTTCTCAACTTAGATAAATAGAGTAAACGACAACAAAAAAACAACAATGAAAGACAAAGTTATTTTTTCCGAAATCCCGAATTTCTCGCGGTACGTTGTAAGCAACGACGGCAATCTGTACAAGCGTGCAGACGGTAAACTAACGCAGATGACTAACGACGTTAATTATAACGGCTATGTCTGCAACCATCTAATGGACGATAGCGGAAAACGACGCTATATGTAGCGTGGTTATTTGGTGTTACTCGCTTTCTTTTCTCACAGTCATTTTGACGGTGCTGAGTGTGACCACATCAGTCACGTCAGGAGTGACAACAGACTTTCAAATTTAAGATGGCTGTCTCACAAAGACAATTGCGCCAATCGTCAGTTTTATGGTCGAGAGAAAGACAGAGCGTTATATCTGATTTACGACGATGACACTGTGCAGTATTATGAGAATCGAAAGTGTACTAACATACCGTCACCGACTTTGAGCCGCATATTGTCTGGTAAGCACTCCAAGAAATACAAGTGCAGAGGCTTTTATTACGACAAGTTACACGCTCAATCAGATGACGTGAAACAGAAAGTCAGAATGAGCGTTGCAGATGCTATCTGTGACAATCTCTTTTTCAAGGATTGCAGCGGAGAAATGCACAAACTGTTTGATTTCTGATTATGCCAAAGATAGTGACTTTATCAGACGTGAACAGAGCCAAGCGACAACAGCAAAAGCCGCTTGGCAATGAAATAAAAACGTATGTGAGTACGTCAGATGTGAGAGCGTCTTATTATCAGTTGCAGCAGTGGAAAGCGTTACGAAGCGAGTACAGACGTTTGCACCCATTGGACGAACTATCTTTGTTAAATGACAGAGTAGAAGCAGCGCAGGACATACACCACTTAATAAGCCCGTTTGAAGTTGGACGCTCAGAGCAAGAAATCTTAATACTACTTTTAGACGCTGATAATCTGATTGCACTGACAAAGTAGCATCATGGCTTTATACACGGACACCCAGACAAACTAACGGACGCTGAAAAAGAGTATCTGAAAGAACGTACAGAAGCAGTCAGAAGAAAGTATCATTATCGTTTCTGACAGCAGATAAATATATCATGGAGACAGTTATAATTAACGGCATCAGTGCCGAGAAAATCAAGCAAGTAAAGTTCTATATACGTATTTCAAGAAATCGTTATCAAGAGGACTTACAGAACGTGCCAGAGCATCGGCGTAATACGATTGCAAATCACATCGTTAATTTTATGCGCTCGGTGTATCTGACAGACCACCCATTTGACGAACTGCATTTGATAAATAATCAGTTAATTGATGCAGAGCACGTTGTTAATTACTTGTATCTGCCAAAGAAAGCAGATTTGTTGAGTCGTATATCTGTCTGCATTGACTTTGATAATATGCTTTCACTGTCAGCATCGAACTTTCAGAACTATTTGACAAGCAGACTTGCACTGTCAGACGCTCAACAGTCTTTCGTTACGTCGAAAGCATCAGTCATTGGCCGTCGCTATCAGATAGACAGCAGCAGAGCATTGGAAGCACCGAGACAGCAGCAGACAAAAGCAATTGACACGTCAGCAAGCAAAGCACGTCGTAATAAACGTGCAGTCGCTCAGATAGACAGTGACGGCAGACTGATAAAAGTATATGAAAGTACAGTCGAAGCAGCAAAAGCAATGAATCTGTCAGACAGTGCAATTAATAACTGTCTGAGAGGACAGTCACGGCAGTCTGGCGGTTATGTTTGGAAGTATGCAGACGAAGAAAAAACGTTTTTCTGATTTTTTTGACACTCCCCCCGTGTCTCAGTCAGAGCCAAAACAGACGGCATCTCGCGACCAATTCCCTTGAAGATTCACACGCACTTTTTTAGGTGAGGTTTAACAAAAAGATAATTATATACTGATTATGGCAGACGATAACAGAGTAAGAAAATACATCAATGCAGTAAAACGCCGCATCAAAGAAGACTACGGCTCAGTACCCGATGAATGGTCGGCACAGTTGCAGCAACTTGAAGACTTATATAGTTGTTATCTCAGAGCGTCAGACGCTCAGAGAGATTCAGAAATTACGACCACGATAAACAATTCTAAAACTATCTGTAAGAGTCCGTATCTCACAATCATGCTTGATTGCACAAATGCAATGAAAAAAGTTATTGCCGAGTTTGGTTTGTCACCGCGAGCAAAAGCAATGATTAAAACAGTGCCAACTACAGACAATGACGATTTCACAGATAACTTTCTCAATGATTAATTATGGCAGAGTTTAAGTCATTCTTTAAAACAGTTGGCGGCAACGAGGGCAATAAGTGTCATTATCCGACACGTCTTGACACTTACGGTTGCGGCTGTCAGCATGATTGCAAATACTGTTACGCTAAGTCGCTTTTAGAGTTTCGCAATTTATGGAATAACAGACAGCCGTCAATTGCAGACATCGATAAAATCAAAAGACTGATTAATCGTCGTTTGCGGTCTGGTGACATTATACGTCTTGGCGGTATGACAGACTGTTTTCAGCCTCTTGAAAAGAAAGAACGTGTGACGTATGAGACTATCAAAGCACTCAATGACAAACGTGTCGGCTATCTGATAGTTACGAAATCAGCACTAATTGCAGACGATGACTATATCTCAATATTAGACAAGGAACTCGCACACATTCAAGTCAGCGTCACTTGCACTGATGACGCTTTCTCACGTCAATACGAGTCTGCATCGGTGCCGTCTCAGCGTATCGCAGCAATTGAGAGACTACAGAAAGAAGGCTTTGACGTGTCGTTACGTCTCAGCCCATTCGTACCGTAGTTTATTGAAAAAGGCGTGCTCAATATGGACGTTATAAACGCTGTCAGATGTGATAAGATACTTGTCGAGTTTCTACGTGTCAATACATGGATAAAGCAGTGGTTTGATATTGATTTCTCAGAGTACACATTAAAGCAGTCAAACTATGCCCATTTGCCGTTAGAAGCAAAACAGAGATACTTGTCTCTGATAACTGGCTTTGAGCAAATGTCAGTCTGTGAAGACGTAAGCGAACATTACGACTATTGGCAGCAGCACATTAACAACAACCCAGACGATTGCTGCAATCTGAGAAAGTAAGATGACAGACGATTTAAGCAAATATTTCAAGTATGCAGAAGACGTGACGAGTGGCAAACAGATTGCTTGTCAGTATGTCAAAGACGTGTGCAGCCGCTATCTGAGTTGGATGCACCGCTCAGATATTTGCTTTTACCCAGAACGTGCAGACAGAGTCATTGATTTTGTCGAGAAACTTGAACACTTTCAAGGCAAATGGGCTGGCACTAAATTCGTACTATCTGAGTGGCAAAAGTTTATTATCTATTACGTCTATGGCTTTTATTATACTGATGACGATAGTGAGCGAGTCATTAAACACGTTATATTAGATTGTGCAAGAAAGCAAGGAAAGTCTATGTTTGTTGCAGCACTCAGTCTGTACGCTCTAATTGGCGAAAAAGAGTCTGGCGCTTAGTGCTTACTTGTAGCAAATTCAGCCAAGCAAGCGCACATCTTATATGATATGTGTGTGAATATAGCAAAGAGGATGGATAAGAAAGGGCGGCATTTGAAAAGCACTATCAATAAAATTAAATTTGCAAAGACTGATAGTTATATACAAGTGTTAGCGTCTGACAGTGCAAGTCTGGACGGTTACTCTGCATCTATGTTTGTAGAAGACGAAATGCACGCTGCAAAGGACACTAAGTTATATGACGTTCTTTCGTCTTCACAAGGAGCCAGAAAAAATCCGCTCAGTTGGATTGTAACGACAGCGGGACACAACCCACTATGTCCGTACTATCAGATGCGAAAGTCTGCAATTGAAGTGATTTAGGGACGCATAGAAAATGACAGTTTAGTCGCTTTCATTTACACGCTTGATGATGGTGACGATTGGCGAGACAGCCAGATCTGGCCAAAGTCAAATCCAAATCTTAACGTCACTGTCAGCGTCGATTACATTAAAGACAGAATCATTCAAGCGAAAACGTCCTCACTCATTGAAAACGATGTAAGAGTCAAAACACTCAATACGTGGGTGCAGTCGCTTGAAACATGGATAAGTGACAACTATATTACAGCATCGATGCAGACAGTAGATTTGCAGCAGTTCAAAGATGCAGAGTGTTACGTTGGTATAGATTTAGCGGCTGTCAGCGACTTAACTTGTTGGTCGGTGCTGTTTCCACCAGATGCAGAGCGTGAAATCTGGCCAGACAAATACGTTTTCAAGTCGTTTGTATATCTGCCTGAAGAAACTATCAGCAAATCAGAAAACGGCTATCTGTACAGACTGTTTCTGAAAGCAAATCAGTTAATCAGTACAAGCGGCAACGTTGCAGATTATGACGTTATGTTAAAAGACTTGCTCACATTGAATGAAAGCAGTTATATAATGTCAGTCGCTTATGATAGTTGGTCAGCAACAGCGTTTGCAACGTCTGCAACGTCGGCGGGACTGCCTATGTGTCCGTACAGTCAATCAATCGGCAATTTCAACAAGCCGACAAAGGAACTTGAAAGACTGTTGCTCAGTGGAAAAGTCATCATTGATTATTCAGAGTTAGTCAGATGGTGTTTTTCAAACGTCCGTATCAAGTCAGACCACAATGACAACTGCAAGCCAGACAAAGCATAGAAAGCACAAAAGATTGATGTTGTAATAAGTATGTGCGAAGCACTTGGCGCATATTTGAGCCGTGCAGCGGGTTTCGATATTTCACAATTGATTTCTGATGTTACAGAACAAAGATAAATACAGCAAAAGACATTTTTTCTTATATGGCATTATTTGATATTTTCAAGCGTAACAAAGAACAAAGAGGACTGACAGACGATTACTGCCAGACCGCTCTGAGTGGCTTGAATCTCGTAAATTTTCACTCAAATAACTCAATGTCTCTGTCTGCAATCTACAGTGCAATAGAACTTATCAGCAATACACTTGCAGAGATACCCATTGAAGTAAAGCAGCGAGACGAAGACAGCCAGACACACGTACTTAAACAGCACTCAATTAAGTTTGCAATCAATAACAGTCAATTAACGAGATTTATGCTGATAAAGTGTGCTGTCAGTGATATGCTCAGACACGGCAACGGCTTTGTCTATCTCAACAGAGCGAAAGACGGCATTGTCACCGAACTTGTTTACGTCCCCGCTACAGATGTGACTATCTACTACAATAAGAAGACACGAAAGACTTATTATCAGTGTCTAAACATCGGCAAAGTCGAGACGAAAGACATTCTGCATTTCTATCTACGTAGTGAAGACGGTATCAACGGAATCAGTGTTTTTAAGTATGCAGCCAGAAGCATCGAAACTGCAAACTACGTCGAAAACACCGCACTTGATTACTATGCAAAATCTGGTATGACTACGGGCATACTTAAAGCAAAGACGGCAATGATTGGAAAGCAAGCGTAGGACGCTATGAAGTTAGTGCAGGGCGAAGTCAATACGACCAAGAGTAATAATCTAATTAAATTTATCCCATACGACCTTGATTATATACAACTTTCGACAAATCCGATAGACAGTCAGTTAAATGAAAGTCGTAAATTTAACATCGAAGAAGTTGCACGCTTTCTCTGTGTACCTCTGCCACTCTTGGACGGCTCACAAATCAATAATATTGAGTCTGTAAACATTCAATTTTTACTGCAATGTATTCAGCCGATTTTGACGCTCATTGAAGAGGAAATCAATAGAAAGATGCTGTCACCATCAGAGCGAGAGACTATCTTTATTGACTTTGACGAAAATGAGTTGTTACGTACTAACAAGCAGTCAACAGCATCTTACTTGCAGACTCTCACAAATGCAGGAATTATCACACGAAACGAAGCCAGAGAAATGCTCGGTCTAAACGTCAAAGACGGTGCAGACAGTCTTTCAGTCGCATACTCTGACATAAAGCAAAATACAATAAAATCTGACTCAGATAAATAACGTATATGGACGCACAAAAAGAAATTAGAAAAGCGGAGATACAGTCTGCAAGCGGTCGCACTGTCAGCGGCTATGCAGTCCGCTTTGAGACAGAATCTGTCAATATGGGTTTTGTCGAAGTCATCAAGCGTGGCGCAATCACAGACGAAACAATCAAAACGTCTGATGTGTTTGCACTGTTGAATCATAACGAAAATACTGTGTTAGCACGTTCAAATCATGGCGTTGGCTCACTGACTCTGACTGTTGACAATGACGGTGTTTATTATGAGTTTGAAGCACCGAACACCGCTAACGGTGACGAACTTTTGGAACACATCAAGCGCGGTGAAATCTCACAGTCTTCATTTGCTTTCACTGTCAGTAACGAAGACGGTGCAGAGACTTGGACGAAACGCTCAGACGGTGTCATTGTACGCCAGATAAATAAGATTGCACGTCTGTATGACATCAGCCCAGTTTATCAGCCTGCTTATGAAAGTACAACGTGCAGCAAACGAGCACTTGAAAAATTATCAGAACTAAATAAAGACATGGAAGATAACAAAGATTTGCACAACGAACAGGACTTGCAAGAAATTGAGTTGCTGAAAGCCATTATTGACGAGCAAGAGCAGAAAATCAAAGAACTGCAAGAGGCTCAGACAGAGCCAGAGTCAGACGAAAACCGTGCTGATGACGATGACGAGAAGAAAGACGAAATTGAGCCGTCGGACACTCAGATAAATAATACCGAGTCAGAGCCAGAGCCGACAGACGAGAGCACTGACAATGACGAAGACGAAGAAAAAGATAAAATTAAAAATAATAGGAATATTTCTATGGAAAAATTTTCATTGACAAAAGAAATCCGCTCTGCAATTGAGAACGGTACAAACAAAATCGATATGCGTGCCTATACTGTCACCGACGAGGGTACAGACGTAGTGGGTACAGACGTATTTGATATTTTCGCACCACTCCGCGCTAAGAATGTTTTGACTGATGCAGGTGTACGTGTTATCACTGGCATTAAGAACAATGTGCAGGTCCCCGTCTTCGGTGCTACAGAAGCAAAGTTTGCAAACGAGACTGCAAACGCAAGTGACGGCAGCGGTACAATCAGCAGTGTGAAACTCAGTCCAAAAAGAGTGACGGCTAAGTGCCCGATTAGTCTGGAACTTTTGTCCCAAGACAGTGTTGGCGTTGAAAACATGATTCGTGAAGACTTGCAGAATGCAGTCTATGCGGCAGTTGAAGACAAAGTATTTGGTCGCCAGGCAGAATCTACAGACGTTTACGCTGGACTGTGTAAGTGGCCCGCAAATTCAAGCATTCTGGACGGCTCAACTTATGCAGGAATCACAAACGCAGAAGCAACAGTCGAGGGTATCGGTGTAGATACAACAAAGTGCAAGTGGATTGTTTCTCCGAGTGCAAAAGCAAAACTCCGCGCAATGCCTAAGTCATCTAAGTCAACACAGTTGACGATGGAGGGTGGCGAGATTGACGGTACACCCGTACTTAGCACTGGCCATCTTAACGATGTAAGTATCAATGCACTGTACGGAAATTGGTCGGATTGTGTTTTGGCCTCGTGGGATAATGTGCAGTTGGACGTTGTACGTGACACTGCCTCACTGAGTGCAGGCGTTGCAACGGTTATAGTAAATGCTTACGTGGACTTTAAAACCGTGCGTCCTAATGCAATCTCTTATGTTAAGATTTGAATCTGAATATTTGCTCATGCACTTATTTTATATTGAAGAAAAATTTCTCACTCTCTTTGTCATTGCAAAGAGAGTGTTTTTTTGTCTTTCCGACACTCAGATAAATACAGAAAAAGTCACAAGTCTGATTTATGTATATTGACACTGTAATTCTGAAAAAGCATCTTAATATTGATGAGTCGTGGGTGGAAGATGACGAATATATAAAAGCACTCTGCAAAGCCGCTGAGTGTGCTGTTGAAAATCACATTTAGCGTCCACTGACAGAGATAGTTGACGAACACGGAAGACTACCCGCAGCAGTTAAACACGCTATACTGTTGTTAGTAGGCCATTTCTATGCAAACAGAGAGTCAGTCAGCTTTGCAACTGCAAGTGAAATCCCGCTTGCTTATCAGTACCTATTGCAGCCATATAAAAGTTACGCATTTGATACAAGTTTCGGAGTATGAGAGCAGGAGCGTTAAACGAAAATATTGAGATATTACGCTCAGTCAAAGAGCGTGATTAGTACGGCATTGATAAAGAGTCGTGGCAGACATACACCAAGACGAAAGCAGCAGCCAGATATATGTCTGGCAGTAAGACAGTCGATGTGCAAGAAGTGTTCTTTGCTGAAACTGTTGAATTTACTGTGAGATATTATCTCAATATCAGACCGACAGACCGCATCAAGTATTATTGTCAGTTGTACCGTATCATCAGCATCAATCCAGACAAGCGAAACAACAGTCAAACGTTAGTTACTGAGTTAATAAATGAGTGATTTTGCAAGCAGACACAGCAGTTACAGCAAAAGAAAGTCTGTACATAATAAACAAAACGTCGGCATCTATGCAGAGACAGACGAAGTTGAAGAAATGCTCAGTTTCTTCACGTCAGATTAGTGTACAGACTTGTACTCTAAAGCACTCGGAACAGTAGCAAAAGAGTACAAAGAGACTGCAAAAAACTATTTCCGTCAGACATTGCCAGCAGCAAGCAGAAGCAGTCAGAGCGGATTTAAAGACAAACTCATTGATGCAGTAAGAGTCAGTAAAATCAAAGTCGAGGGTGACACTGTTAGCACGAAAGTACACGTGCTCGGCGTTAGGTCATCCGGATCTGGCACGTACAGAGCACGTTTCTTTGAGGGTGGAACGCAGCCAAGAGAGACAAAACGAGAGTACACAGATTCACTCGGCAGAACGTACAAAAAGGGAAAGCCGCTCGGACGTATCAAAGCACTCAATTACTTTCAGAAAGCACAGAGCGTTATGAGTAATCTGACTGTCTCGCTTGATAAAGTGATAAATGACTTAATCGCTAAAAATGCACCGAAGTAAAGACAATGAAAAATGCACTTTCAATAAACAAATATATTAATAAGTTTCTGACTGAATCAGAAGCAGTCACGGCACTTGTAGAAGTGCAGAACATCAGACCGCTCATATTGTAGCCGACCATATTTCCGTATATCAGTTTCATGCATGGAAACATCAGCAGCAGTTACACTAAAGATGGGTGGTTTGAAGACAGTACGCCAGTCGATATTATATGTGTCTCAGATGACTACGGCCAGACAGTCGAGATTGCAGAAGCAGTCAGAGAGTTGCTTGAAGAAAAAGCATATAAAGACGATGACATCTACATCAGTCAAATCAGACTTGTCGGAAGCACCGAAGACCAGATTGAAAATGTCTTTGTACAGCGTCTTTCTTTCGATGTGAAAGTTACTGCATTTTGACTTTTTCTGACTGAGATAAATAGAGTAAATCAGATTAAAAATAAAATTTTAACACACATAATATTATGACTAAAGGTAATCAGTTACAATTGTTTTATCACAATGGTACCAAGTATGTTGCTTTCGGCCACGCAACAGCAAACAGTCTGCAAGTATCAAACGAGACTCAGACTGTAAGCAGCAAAGATATGGGACTGCATCCACTTGTCGAAACGACTGGCTCTAATTGGTCGTGCAGCGGCTCAATGCTCTTTACTACTGACAATGCAGCAAAAGTTATGGGCATGGCTCAGAGTGGCCAACCATACACAATCGCTTTCGCTACTATTGCAGAAGCAAATTGGCAGGACGGTTTGAAGAGTGTGACGGATATTAGCACTAATATTTCGTGGACTGTGGGCAGTGGCTTTGTGAAATATGGCGATGCGATAGCCACATCAGCATCAATCACTGCAAATGATGGCGAAACTTGCACTATGGACGTAGAGTTTACTGGGTCAGGCAGATTGCTTGATACAGCACCCGCAACGCCTAAGAGTTACACTTAATTTGTATTTCTCTTTGTAGTTTTCTTAGCAATTAAGAGCGTCAGTCTTTGACGCTCTTTTCGTGTTTTTATAGGTTGGATAAATACAGTAAATAGTTTCTTTATTTAATATGACAATCAAATATAACGACAGAGACATTACTCTGAAATTCAGTTTTCGGGCAGATATGCTTTTTGAAGATGCAGTCGGACACACTTTCACGGCTCAAAATGAATCTGAGTGGCTGCAATATCTATTCTGTACGCTTGTAGCACTGACTAAAGACGAAACGCTAAAGTTTGATGATTTCCTTGATTGGATTTCAGACAATCCGACTGTCTTTTATGACTTTATAGAGTGGTACAGTGATTATCAGCAGAGCGTTTTGAGTCTGAGAAAGAAAGCAGAGCCAGAGCAGCAGACAGACAGCAAAAAAAAAGTCAGTCGAAGCAAAAAGAAATAAAGTGCAGAGCACATTATTACTTTCGTCTGCTTTGCTTTGAGTACAAAGTTTGTTCGGTGCCGTACTTTCTTGATGAAATGTTACTGTCAGAACTCTCAGACATACTTGATAACATACAATTTGCAGACCGTTCACTTTGGGAGTCACAGCGTATAAGCAACTTTTTAAACTGCCAGATGAACAGCAAAAAGAAACTGAATCTGACAGACATTTACAGACTCCCATTTGACGAAGACGATGCAGACAAAGAACAGTTAAGCAAAGACGATTTTGAACAGATGCAGAAGCAGTCAAAAGCACTTGAAGACTACATCAATAGTCAACAGCCGACAGAGACAAACAAAGTTTAATATAACACACATAATATATGGCAAATTTGAAGGTCGATTTGAGCCTCAACGATGGCAACCTAAAGCAGCAAATAAACGCTGATAAACAAGCAGTCAAAGACTTTGGAAAGTCAGTCGGAGAGCAAGCCCAGAACTTTAGCAAAGTTGTTGGCTCAATCACTAACTATAAGCGTAAGTTAAGCGAACTGACAAAAGAAGTCATTTCGCTTGAAATGTCCTACGCTAATCTCAGTGACGAACAGAAAAAGTCTGATATTGGTGCAGCACTTGCAAAGCAGTTGAACGAAGCGAAAGAAAAAGCCGCTCAATTCAAAGATTAGATAGCAGACACAGCAGCAGAAATCAAGCAGTTATCATCAGACAGTTTTAAGACTGATGCTTTATCAGAGGGCATCAGTACAGTTTCGACATCTATGTCTGCAATGGTCGCTGTCACTCAGTTAGCGGGTGGCGAGACTGAGAAACTACAGAAAGCAATTGCACAACTGATTCTGATTCAGACTGCATCAGCAGCATCAGTCAAAATCATCAATGCTTTACAGGCACAATCAGCACTGATGCTGTCAGTGCGGAAAGTGCAAGAGGCAGCACTTGCAGCAGCAATCTCAGTCAGAACAGCAGCAGAAGGGCGCGGAATTATCGCCACAAAAGCCGCTACAGTGGCGCAGGCCGCTTTTAATGCGATAGCGAAAGCAAATCCATACGTTTTACTTGCAACAGCGGTAGCGGCTGTTGGTGTGGCTCTGTACGCTTTTGCGTCAAAGTCTGATGAAGCGACAGAAGCAGAGAAAAAGCGTCAAAAAGAGTTGGAAAACTCCAAGCGTAAGACTGAAATGATGGAAGACGTGCAGAAGTCTTACACATCAGCACTTGCAAGCACTTACGCACAGTTAATGACTAAGTACACCGAACTTGCTGCATCTTACAAGTCACTCACATCAGATATGCAACGTGTGCAGTGGATAAAGACACATCAAAAAGAGTTGGACGAACTCGGCTTGAAAGTCAAAGATGTGAAAGATGCAGAAAACGTCTTTAACGGAAATACAGACGCAATTGTCGAAGCGTTTAAGGCACGTGCGAAGTCCGCAGCACTCGCAGCGAAAGCAACAGCACTTTACACTAAGCAGATAGAGTTAGAACAGCAGTTTTTCAACAGATACAATCAAGTGAAAGTGCAGCAAGGCGATGCAGCACCAAGCAATATGTCAAGTTTCACCGCTGACAGAACGGGCGGCACGTACAACGGTGGAAAGTTCACGTATAATCAAGCGTCTGGAAAATTTGCATATACTGCCAAGGGTGCAGCAGAAGCAAACGCAGAACTTGCAAAGACTGATGCAACGTTACAAAACATTCAGTCTGACTATAACGATATTAACGCAGAGATTAACGAAACAGTCGGTCAAATGGCTCAGTTGGCTCAGAACGCTAAGACTGTACAGCAGACTACTAACAAAAAGACGGGCAACACTCACACATCTAATAAGCCGACATTTGCAGCGGGTAGTCTTTCAGACTTAGAAAATCAATTATCTGAGTTACAAAAGAAGTACAAAGACGGCCTGATCACTTTGACACCTTCTGACTATCAGAAGAAAGTCAACGATTTGACAAAAGCAATCGAAAGCAAGAAAATAGAACTCGGCTTGTATGTGCCAGAAGATAAGATTGCAAAGCAGTTGCAGTCACTCACTGAGAAAAACGATAAGATTGCACGTCAGCAGACTTTCAGCAGTTTTGACGTTGCAGTCGGCAATGATAAGCCAAACTCAGAACGTGACTTGTCGTATATACAGACGCAAATGAACTTTAACGACTCGCTCATTAAGCAACTGCAGGACTTGCAAAATGAGTATGCAAAGTTAGGTGATAAGGGTGCAGATGCTTACAAGTTGCTCGGTGAAGAAATCGAAAGCACGAAGACGAAGCAGTCAGAGTTGAGCGAAACAGCGAAACAGTATGCAGAGCAAAACAAGAAGATTGAAGAAAACGCCCAGAAATGGGGAACTGTTGCAGATATGGTCAACAGTGCTGGCAGTGCTTTCAGCAGTCTTGGCAGTGCTTTCGAGATACCCGCTCTTAACGTAGCCTCTATCATAGCAAGTGCAATCGCCTCAGTTATTCAAGGCTATTCGACTGTATCAGCACAAGCGGGAACACTTGGGCCCTGGGCGTGGGCTGCATTTGCACTCAGTGGACTCGCACAAGTTGCAGCAGTCATCAGTCAAATTCACAGTCTTTCTGGCTATGCGCAAGGTGGTATTGTAAGCGGTGGCAGTTACGTTGGAGATTCACAAATCATAAGAGTCAACAGCGGCGAGGCTGTCTTAACGCAGTCAGACCAATCAAGATTTATGCGTCTGTTAGACGGTGGTACTGTTGCAAATCAAAGTCAACAAATGCAGTACGTCGGTGCAGTCGTACGCGGTGCAGACTTGTATCTCGCTTTCAGTAACTATGCAAAGCAGCAGAAAGCAGTCGGAAAAAATATTGGTATAAGATAAACAGATGACATATTACAGCGACTTTAAAGACATTGATAATAACTCAATGCGTCTGGAAATCACAACGTCTGGCAGTGGCAGCAATACAGAAGTCAAGTTGCTGTCAGACGCTATGACTATTGAGTACAGCGGAGAAAGTATCTTTGACGCTATGCGCCCAAGCCGTGCAAGCGTCAATCTGTTTGTCTCTGACATTATCCCGACACTGTTTTCTGGTACGCTCAACGGTGTGACTGTCAAACTATACAAAAATAGTTCTTTGTTCTGGTTTGGCTATGTGCAGCCGAATGTCTATACACAGAGTTATCAAGGCAGTTATGACACTTTGACGATAGAAGCAATTGACACCGTCGCACAGTTAGAAAACGTCGATTACACGTACATTAACAAGTCTGATTCAGTCGGTATTTTCAGTTTCTTAAACGTACTGTCTCATTGCTTTGATTGTGTTGACCCTAACCACGTTATTTCTGATTTCTACATCGATAGTACAATTTCGATAAACGGCAGCAGTCCGATACTTAACAATCTCTTTATCAAAGAGCGCAATTTCTTTGATGAAAAAGAGGAGCCGATGAAGTGTGACGAAGTAGTCAGCAGCATTATGCAGTATCTACAACTGACACTTATACAGTACAAAGGTGCTTTCTATGCAGTCAGCAGCGATAAACTAAACAGTCCTTACGTGCTGACTCATTACACTCACAACGGCACTACATGGCAGCAGGGCGCAAACGTGACGCTCACACTGACACCGAAGACTACGGCTCAGATAGGTCAAAGTGGCTCTGATGTGACTGTCTCTCTTGGTGGAGTGTTCAACAAAGTGACTGTGATTGCAAATAACAATCCACTTGATAACATTCTCCCAGAGTTTGACGATGAAGACGATATTGTCAATCAGAACGCCGACCCAAATATGCAGTATGTAGAAGACTATACAGCCCCAGACGGCACTGCATACAAGTTAATCAGTGGATTTTTCAAAAGTCTGCATAATTGGACGTACACACAGCCGTATAATTTGAGCGGTCAGATAAGTGAAGTGACAGACTCTAATAGAGACTCAATCGTTGGTGGTATATTCTGGCAGAATGTCGCAGAGTACAAAACAGCAGACGGAGAGCCAAGCAGTCTGAGTCGTAAATTGTATATCACTATGACGGGCGGTGGCTTATTAGGAACACTGCCATATATGACACTTAACACGCCAAAGACGATGATACTTGACGGTGGCTATCTGATAATCAATATGAAATACAAGTTTAGCACCGATTTACGTGCTCATTCAGCAGTCAGAAGTATGTACGACAGTGCAGCGACTTTCGGAAGTTGTAGCGATTTGACTTGGACGTCTGACACTGACTACATCGGTGCAGCGGGTTGGCCGAATAATACTATGTTTCTCACACGTCTGACAATCGGCGATTGGTACTATAACGGTGAACAGTGGGACAGTATCACAGCACAGCAAGCGAGACAAACTTATTACAACAGCATCTACAGTGGTTGGGGCTGGGATGGTGCAGGACGTACAAATCATTGGTATAGGACTTGGAACAGTACGCACGAAGTCTGGGACTATGTGACTGAAAGCGTCTATAATTCTTTCAGTGGTCGCAAAGAAAGCGGTGATTGCGCCTACGCAAATGCTAACTATCTGTACAATGTCAACTGTGGCAGTGATAAAGTCTATATACCACAAGAATTTTATTACGAATATTACAACGGTGGTTATTTCTATTTAGTTCACATCAATAAGACAAACGAAACGATTTATGATACTGAATACTCACTAACAAACACTGTGTCATATAAGATGCAGATTGTAAACGCCACTGACGGAGTCGCTATCAAATGCCCAGAAAGTCAGACGATGTACGGTCAACTTGAATTTCAGATTTATGCGTGCAGCAAACTCGGTACAGACCCGCAGCCACGTACAGACTTAGCAGATACGACACTTAAAGCGATTCACCTTTCAGATTTGTCAATCGCTTACAGTAAGTCAGCAGCACAGTCGGACATCTACCACGAAACGAACATTGACCCAGACACAATCTATTCAAATACAGTCGATGAAAACTACTGCAAAGAACTTGAAGACATTGAACTTAAAGTAAATACCCAAAACGATTGGGCCACATCTTACAGTTACGTAATCGGTCAGTCTGGCGGTCAGTATAATTACATTGATTCACTCACTTTCGGAAGTGCTAAAAAGAAGCCAGAAGAAAGATTAGTGCAGCGACTTGTTAATTACTATAAGACACCGAAATATTAGTTCAGTCGCTCAGTACATAACAAAGTAACTGATGTGTCAACGTCAACAGAAGTTTACCCATTTCAGCCGATAAGTGAATCAATCGGGGGAAGTTCAAAACAGTTAGTGACTACGGCTGCAACGTACAACGTCAGTCAGAACACAGTCAACGTAAACACAAACGAAATCTAAACAGCCAGTATGCAGATAGAAGTTTCACAGATTCCTCACAGATACCGCAACAGATTTCTCAGAGATAACAGCGGGTCGGTGACTGTCAATAAAAACAGCACGTCTTAGAATAGTGCTGCAAATTCATTCTACCCAGTCAATATCTGGGGGCAATATTTCGATGATACAGAAGACATCAACGGAGATTTCAACACACGCGGCAGCGTCTTTGCAGAAAACTCCTTGAACGCATCAACACTGAATATCACCAATGACAGTTCTTTGCACTACGTCTGTACAGAAAACATTGAGCCAAGACAAAACAACTTGTATAGTCTCGGAAGTGCTGCAAAGCAGTGGAAAGACTTGTTTGTCGAAGACGGAAACTTTCACAATCTCACTGTCACTGGGTCCGCTCATTTCTTTGAGTTAATCATTGACAAGTTAAAGAGCGTTGGCGGTACTGTCATACTCAGTGCAGCAAACGCCACGATTGATAAAGTCGAGAGCGTCAGCGGTGGTTACAAACTCTGGTGGCGAAAAGAAGACAATGACAGAGCAAAAGCAATAATGAATGAGTTTGCAGTCAATGACCAAGTAATCTGTCAATCGTTTAACGCTCAGACGGGCATAAGTCACAACGTCAGCAACAAATATTATTGGCGTTTGGTTACGGCTGTTGGCGATAGCAGCACAACGATAGACGGACAAACAAAAGACTGTAATTATATCATCGTTTCTGACTCTGTGAAAGATGGTGACTCAGTGCCAGAAGTCGGGGATGAAATTATGCAGTTAGGTTACAGAGGGAATGACGATGCAGAAAGACAGTCTGCAATTATTCTGTCTGCATACAAATCACCAGATCTGGCAATCAAAGCACCGTCAATGGCTCAGTACGTCGGTATCAATGACTTTAATCTGAGTAATCACAAATATACGTGGTTTGCAGCAAACGGCAATAATATACGTGGTAATCTGAAAGTCACAAGCGGGACAACTGTAGAAGACTTAATCACTCAAATGAGTGTTGACGAAGACGCAATCATTGCACGTATTAATAGCAGTCTCGGTCCTACGGGTATTGACATTGTCAATCAGAAAATCACTCTGACAGCCGCAAATACTGTCATCAATGGCAATTTGAATCTGTACGACTCAAATAATAGTGGCTTTACGATTTATGACGCTGATAATGTGCCACGCGTAAACATTCAGAGTGACGTAATAGACTCAATCAGTGCAATCGCAAATGACAGTTACAACTATTATAATTTGAGCAATAGCGGAACTGCAAGCAGTTGGGATTTAACAACAGCGCAACAGTCATTTGTAATGAGCAAATACGACACTCTGGACGTTGACAAATTCAATGTAATCTTTTCCGCTCAAGGTGGTGTTTATCCGACCGCATACGTTACGACGCTTGCAGTCATCATTGAAAAGCCAAACGGCAGCACTGTCACACACACGCTTTCAACTTTCAAGCAAGACAATTTCGGACGCTACAGCAACACAGACGAAAAGATAAGATTTGCAGCCGAGAGCAATGGCACTTACAAAGTTTCTGTCAGAGCGCAAAACAGCACATCAATGAGCGGCAGCAATACTTTATATCTCAATGTTAATATGCGTATGCAGACAGCGGCAAACGCTCAGACATACATCGGACGCGATGGCTTTTACAGTCACGCGGGTGCAAATAAATTGCTCTGGTCGGGTGAATCAGAATTGCAGTTGAGATACGGCTTTAACGGCATCAGATGGAGCAATGCAGACGCGTTTGGTAATAAGTCAATGGACGTTGCTTGTCAAATAAAAGGGACAGCACCGAATTACAAACCTGTCTGGCTACCGTTCTATAATTATACGCCGACTTTCAGCGTCGGCAGTGGCACAAGTCCTTATCTGTTTACAAGTCAGACAGTCGGCAATATCTCAGAAACAAAATATGCTTTCGTGGTCAATCCTTACAGAGATAGAGGCATCTGCATTGTGACAAGTGGTTACATTGATAGCAGTTTTAATGAGTGTGAGTCGTGGATTGTTTTGCCACCAACGAGATTCACTGACGCTGACGGTGAGACTGCATCACTGCCAACGGGGTACACTATTACAGTTATAAATTGGACTCAAACAAACATCTATGTCGTACCGTATAGCAATAGCAATCACGGTGCAGTTATTGTTGACGCAAATCGAAATAACAACTACTATGCTGATTTGAATGGCGTGCAGTCAAGAGACACCTATATATATGTCGGAAACTGGGCTGGACTTGGTGATACGTGGCTAAGTATGCACGACACACAGTAAAACATCATTTTTATACAAAATTAGAGCGAGAGACAGTCATTTCGGCTGTCTTTTTGCATTTTTTTAGAATTGAGAAAGACGCTGTTAATCTGTAAAACAACTTTACCGCATCCCCAGAACAGCGTTTGTGACACTTTGCAAAAATACCGACATAAATCGTTGCAAAGTGACAGAAAAATCGTCTATTTACGTAATGATTTGCTGAAAAATGAAAGAGGACTTTTTGAGAAGTCCAACAAAAACGAGGCTAAAACAGTTAATATGTGTTTTTCAGATTTCGTTATCACTGATGATTTCTTAAATAATACAAACAAGTTTTTGCACAAATAATGATTTTTGTGCAAAAATGGGCTATTTTTGCCACATGGACTTGTAGGGAGTCCATTTTTTCAGATATAGTTAAATTTCAGCAGAAAACGTCTGGTTTTCTGACTTTTTGTCTCTTGCAAGTATTTCAATTATCACTTATCTTTGCACCAGAAATCAAAATCAAAACGACAATGAAGTATATAAAGACAGTTACAGTCACACCGCTCAACGCAGAAGGCACCATCAGCACTTTGATGGCATCTGGTTACGATAGCAAAGATTGGCGAAACTGTATCAGTACTGGCTGGCATCCTGCGCCTATGGTCGTAGAAGTCTGGGAAGCAGAAGACGGCGAGACACCAGAGCACCAAATCGGCATAGATGTATTTATAAAGTATATGCGTGGTGGTCGCTACAGAGGTGAAAAGATAACAAACGCAGCACGCCAGACGATTCTGCAAGCAGTCAAAGAACTGCAACCAAATCAGTTTATCAGACTGAGACGATTGACCGCGAAAGAATATCTGGCACTGATGGACGTGACACGTGAAGACGCTGAAAAGATGCAGAGTGTCAACAATGTCAAAGATGTATATATGCAGGGCGGGAACAGTATTTGTGCAAACGTCCTTACAGAGATATTCAAATCATTATTAATTAACAACTAATTATTTAAGATTATGGCAAAAATTGAGAACAAGCAGCAGTTAGCGGCTGCAAAGGATGGGTTAGCACCTGAGTATGCAACCAAGTTAGATTTATGGTGGTGCAGAGCACAGAAGGGGTCTAAAGTGTACGTTATTGAGTACAGTGACATTGAAGACTTAGTAAGGCAGATTGACGCTCATACAGAGAAAGCGTCTAAACGCAGTCAGAAGCGTCAGAACCGCTTGAACGGTGTGCAGTCAGAACGTCAGCAGAAGTCAGAGGCCGAACAGTGCCACGAAGCAGTCAAGGAACTTGCAGACGTGTACGGCGTAAGCGTTAAGAACATTATCAAGCGTCTGCAATCTAAGACAGCAGAAGCGAGAGAGACAGAGCAGCAGAAAGCATCAGAAGCAGCACAGCAAGCCGAAGCAAAGATGCAAGCACTGAGAGCAGCACACCCAGAGTTATTCACTGAGTACGACGCTTTGCAATCAGAGTACAGCAAGCAGCAAGAACGCAGCAGCAGACTCAGCAGTCAGAACGTGATGGCACAGAAGCAGAAGCGCGGAAGACGTGCGAAAGTCAGCAGTGTTGCACTATTCTAAGAACTAACAGAGCACCCGTCAGCGGTGGCGGGTGCATTTTTTAAGCAATATGCAATGATTCAAAAAAATTCAGTATCTTTGCAGCATTATTTCAAACTTAAAAAATGATTATTATGAGCAACGAAGAAATTTCAAAAGCATTAAACGATTATTTTGAAGAACAAGAAAAAAAAATGTCGTATAGGGAACTAAATGAATTGAGAGTAACAAAAGTAAAAGATGTTAATGACACATATAGTAATAACTCTTTTGTTGCAACTGTGGAATTAAGCAACGGAAAAGAAAGAAAAGTTGAGTTTCTGAAAAAAGACAATAGTAATGAGTATTACATATATCATTTTTTCTAAGAGACACAAAAGAGACAGCCACTGAATGACTGTCTCTTTTTAATCTTTCTTTCTGTCTGATGTAAGTGTAATCTTAATGTCTATCACATTCAGCACGGCGAGCACAAACAGCAGTGCAGCAGCACCAACAGCAGCAAACGTCACTTTCGGGAAACAGATGCAGAGCACGAAAGCAGCAACGATGTAAAACAGTGTTTTCATTTCTTTTGGTCCCAATACTCTTTATAGTCGTTTTCTCTGTCTTCACGTGATGGCTCAATCACTATTACATCAGTGCCGCATTTCGTGCAAGTGTAGTGGTGACTGACTGCATCATCATCAGTCTCATAGTCAAAGCCATCAGCGGCTTTTTCGTCGTTAAGCCAATGCAGATTGGCAGTCCCGCAAGTCGGGCAAATTACTAACTCCATATTCTTAAAACAGTGTATTAATTTCGGGATAAGGTACAGCGTCTTTGACGTTATACTCTTTAGTCACTTCGGCGATAGTCCGATTTTCATTTGCTTTCGAGCGCATGAAGTTGACAAGGCACTTTCCGAACTCCTCAGAGTGTTCTGTCTGACTGTCACTGTAAACATTTGCACGTCTGCAACCTCCCCAGATTTTGTGATTGCGTAAGAACTCTGTACCGCAGCACTCACAGCCGCAGCCGTACTTTCCAT